TGAGAGCGGATAGCGCCGAGCCAACCGTTGGCTGCCGTACTGAACGTAGGCACCGGGTTGACGGAGCGTTTCTCGCCTCGGCTGAACAGCCGTTGAAATATGTTTTGCTTTTCCTGTGACATATATAATGAGTAATAAAAAGATTGGGGTAGTGCAAGTTTTAGCCTCCCAGAACCTGCATGAAGAACTCGAAGTCTGGCGTATCGTCCTCTTCGAATGTGAGCATCTCGCCCACAGCCATGATTCCTGCTACAACACCGTCAATCTTGTCGCCCGATTTGGACTTGTCAACCTTGATGTTGCCGCTGGGGTCTGGCTTGATTACGACGTTGGACATCATCCAGCGCAGCACCTCATCGCCACCATGGTAGAGCTTGCCCTCGAGAGCGAGCTGCTCCCATGCCTTGGACGGGAACGACATGGACGCATAGCCCTGACCGAACGGGTCGCAGATGACACCGTCACCGTCGAGGTCGCGAATGAGTGACAGGCTGTTCCATCTATCGTAGGCGATGCCCTTGATGTGGTACTTCTCGGCGAGGTTGTCGGGGTCGTACTTGACCCGACCGTCCTCGACGTAGTGACCAGTGATGAAACGGCGTATCACGTTGTAGTCCGTGACGTTGCCCTCGGTGATGTGGACGTTGTCGTACTCGTGGATGCGTGCGTAGATGTGGTTCGCGTCCTTCTCTTGGCGGCGCTTGACTGCGCGTTCTGGCAGGAAGTAGTGAACCTCAACCCCGACGCCCTCGTGGATGTCGCCAGTTGCGATGGCGAGTGCCGTAACGTCGTCCGTTGCCGCAAGGTCGAGACCCATATAGGCAATCGGCTTCTGTGTCTTCTCGTCTATCTCGTTACCTGTTGAGGGTAACTGACAATTCTCCTCAGCCATCCACATCTCGTCCTCTACCCAGATGTCCTGCGCACCTACGAATAGGTTGCAGTGCTTGACTTGGAACTCTGTGATGTTCCGTCCGCCGTACAACTTGGCATTTTGGTACTGTTTCTGCAGATATTCGAGGGAAATCGACTCTCCGAGGCCCGCATTGGCCTTTTTCCACGCTTCTGGGTCCTCCCAGTCGTCGCCTTCGTCAATCTCGTAAATCAGGAACAAAAGGTTCTCATTTTCCGCAGTTCCGTCCAAAACAGCCTTTCCACCGCGAACAAACTCGGTTGCAACGCCATCCATGACGAATCCAGCGGTCGAAATCGCCAACATCAGGGGTGATTTACGGCTTCCCATGGAAGATGCGAGTACTCGGTACAGCTCACCGTCCTTCATAGCGTGCATCTCGTCCACACACCCGATATTGAGGGAAAGTCCGTCAAGAGTGTTGGCGTCGGAGCTAATTGGGCGGATAACACAGTCCCGAGGGCCGTGAATTTCCTGCCGATTGGCGTGGAAACGCTTCTGCAGGGGCTTCGATTTGAGTACACAACGGCGAATCTCGTCGAAAACCTCCTTCGCTTGGTCCCTTTTTGTGGCCGCAGTCACAAATTGGCCCGCTCCATCGCCGTCGAGGACCGACATTGCGAGGATAATGGCCGCTGCGAGCTGCGATTTGCCCGATTTACGCGCTACAAAGAAGTGAGCGGTCGTAAAACGGCGCTTTTTGACGTCATCACGGTGCACCCAGCCGAAAAGCTGGCCCATGAACGCCACTTGCCACGGAGAGAGTATGAAAGGCTTGCCTGCCCACTCACCACGGGTGTGCACGCAGACATCCTCGATAAATTGGACATACCGAGCCGCTTCCGTGGGATTGAATACCCACTGGAAGGACTCATCTGTCTCAGCTCTGCCTAAATCATCTACGAAACGCTGATAAGCCAGCTTAATGTACTTACCAGTCGTGATTGAACCGTCGAGGACACCATCGACGTAGTCCCACATGCGGTTCAACCTGCTCAAATCAACCGACAAGGCCGTCGATTGCGTCTCCGTCAGCCTGCTTGGTGTTAGCGTTGGCTGCATTGACTGCTGCCCCGAGCATGCGGGCGCGGTCCATCGGAGAGAGGCCCAGCTTGGCGCTGAGCTTGGCGACCTCACCCTGCACTTTGGACAGGGCGGTCATCTTGCCGCTCACGTTTGATGACCCGTTCTCGTATACTTGAACGATGTCGTCGATGGTTTGTATCTCGCGTGAGAGCATCACGAACATGCTGAGGTTCTTCGCCAGCATGGTGATGGTGACCACATCGACGCTCTCGAGGAGCCCCGTGTCGGTCAGGTAGTCTAATACCATGGTGAACATCTTCTCACCCTCTTGGTCAAGAGAGACAATAGGCTTGAGCGGAGAGTTTTTGGTGAGGTCATTGTTGACGACCTTCTGAACCTCCTCTTTCGCCTCAGACGTTGCAGCACGCATAGACTGTAGTAGGGTGGATTTGTTTGCCATTATAAGTTAGTTCTGTCTGTTACGATTGCACGGATAACGACCGCCGCAGCGAAGTCGTCCTCGTCCGTGTAGTATAGGTTCTGCGACTCTGGCTCGAACACCACGTCGCATCCGGGCAGTGCATTGAGTGCACCGGTCTGCCCATCGCTGAAGTAGTAGAATATCTTGTCAGCCATGTCACACGCCTGCGTGTAGCTCTTGGAGAAGCATACGACGCTCAACTGGTGGATGTGCTTGGTGGCGGCACCCTTCATGAAGTTGACGTTGTGACCCGTGTGGGTGATGATAATCTCGTCAGCGTTGTTGGCCTGCAAGCGAGTGCCTACCGACAAGGTTACGCCTGTGAAGTCGTTAGTGACTGCCTGCTTGGCTACTGTGTAGGTTTGCTTGACGACGTCCTTGAGTCGTCCGTCTATCTTTGTGTTTGCCATTACTTGTATAGTTCAAAATACTCGCAGATGACGTCAGCGCATTCCTCGAAGCCTTTGCAGATTTCGGCACGCCAGCCTCGGTTGTTGAGGTCGATGGCCCACTGCTTCTGCTCGTCAGAGGCGCGGCCCTTCTCCGTCTTGACCTCGATGGCCAGTCCGTTGTACATGCCGCGGGGTTCAAAGATGAGTAGGTCTGGAATGCCCTTGGCGTAGCCGGCCTCCTTCATCTTCTTCGCTGTGTGTATCGCGAGTCGGACACCTCCTACCGTTGCCGAGTAGAGGGGTGTCGGTTCAATAGATTCGAGCAAGCCCACGAGCGCGACCTGTATGTCATGCTCAGGGGACTTGTTCTTTCGTGTCGGGACCTTCCCGTCCACGAACCATGTCTGTGGTTGCTTATTCATGTTACCTCCGTAGGGTTACGCCTGTGGCGCTACGTTTAGGATTAGCCACTCAACTGCGGTGTCATCTTCGTCGATGTCAACCTCGTAGTAGTGGTCGGTAGTGTATAGAATCTGCACGTCGGTGTAGAAGTCGGATGCAATCTGTGCGACGTCAGCTTCGAACGTCTCACACTCTGCTTCGCTCCACCCGACAGCGGGGATTGCGAGAGTTTTCATTGTTTGAGTTTGTCAATTAATTTCTTTCTTAGGAATGTGACCCAGTCGTCAAAGTTGTCGTAGAAGACGCCTTTCGCTTCGTAGGAAGCCCTTCTACTATTACATGAGCGGCATGAGCCAACGATGTTTGTCTGGTCGTAGGGCGAAACGCCGTGTTCCGCGCAACGGTCCAGAGGAATGATATGGTCTGCTTCGGACGCTGGCGTCATCCGCGCTAGGTGGAGGCACCACTGACAGACACCGTCTCGGTTGAGAACGGCCTCCCGTGTTGCCCGCCACTGCGCAGTTTTGTAGACAGAAAGTGTCCCTGAAGTGTGTGACTTGTTTGCGTATGGCTTTATCAACTCACCTGTGTCCTTCTTGCGCACATTGCGCCCCTTCTTCTTGGCTATCCAAGGCTTGGGTCGTGCTTTGCGTCGTAGATTACTCATGATGTGTTGTGGTAGTTACACTGGGGCCGAAGCCCCAATGCACCTTTAACCTTTAAAACCAATATCGCCCCGTGGGGCTATACTTAATGAGTAATGAAAAGATTGGGGTAGTGCAAGTCTTAGACCCTAGGATGAGAAAATGACATGAGAACGGCAAACTTTCTTTCTATCATGGAGAATTGTATATAATAAAACTTTTTATCTTCTAAGTCATTTTGTCATTCTGATACTCTGTATCCCCTTTGTTTGCTGAAAAAACAATTTTTCCCCTTCTCATTCTAAACTCTCCTTTCAGTCATTCCGAAGGATGTTTCCTCACCGGTTTCGATTGTTTTTTGGGGATATATATTTCTCGCTGCGCTCCGTCGATGACGAAAAACGTCCCGTTTAATGACATGGGGGCTATAAATCGACCCCCCCTCCCCCATTGTGAAGCGCATTTCTTCAAAAC